AACTGGATCAATAAGTGGTTAGGAGCTCAGTTCAGGAAGCTCAAATGCTCGATATTTGGCGGTGACGTAAGTGAATGGTTCAAAAAAATCGGAGGGTCCTTCAAGCCAAATGAAAAGGAGTGGTACATTTCGGGAGATCTCGAAAGTGCTACCGACCTCTTTGATGGACGAATCTCAACTCTTCTTTTAAGAATGATAGCTAAACGTACGAAAATGGATCCCGCGGGCATGATCCAAAGTACTACGAATGCGCTATTCAAGAAGGGCAAAAGATTCGTTAAGCAAAATAGGGGTCAGTTAATGGGTAGCGTTCTCAGCTTCCCACTCCTTTGTATTCTTTCGCTGACAGCTTATTTACATGGTAGAAATTGTACCATGCTGTTCAGGCCGAAGGGATACTCTTGGCTTAAGAATTTGAAGTCCGTTGGCGTTAACGGAGACGACGTGGTTTTTATCGGCGACGAGTCACGTTTGGACAAGTGGATCGCAGGTGTTGAGGCCATTGGTGGAAAAGTGTCAAGAGGTAAAACTCTTTTTAGCAAACACTACTTCACTGTGAATTCTGAACTTTGGAATTCAAATGGTAAAATCAACTGCCTGAGACCTTCTCTTCTAACGGCTCTCACTGGTGATAACAGGTATTTTATCTCTCCACAGTACGAGTGGAAAGAGTTCCGCAATTGTAAAATCGTTTCTCCTGAAGGGGAAAAGATTTGGAACCTCGTTGAAAAGTTACGAGTAAATATACCAGTATCGCTAGGAGGGCTCGGTCTAGAAAAGAAGTTCGATCCTGAGTCCATGTATGACGCGTTTGTGAGGACTGAACTGGAGAAAGAATTCTCTCCTGTTATCTTGAGCTCTGATAAGTACGATGAGCAAAAGAAACAACAGAAAGAGAATATCCGATTTCATGGAGATGCCTACCCAATGTGGCTCTCTAAAGAAATGGCTAAAGCATGGGGAAAGAGATATAGTACAAAATATCTCAATTTCCGTTGCAAGCCTCATGAAATCAGATTCTGCCTTCAGGACATTCAACTGTATGGGAAGTACTCCCCCGTCTGGAAATTTAAAGATAGGTTCTTATCTTTGAAATTTCCAAAAGTTGATGATTTTAAGAATTCAATGCTTAGAAATAAGCAAAGGATTGTCAATCAACTTCGGGAGAACTACGAGCCCATGATGAATGGCCTGAAGAAAGTTCTTCTTCCGGTAAATCTCGCAAACGCGTACTACGCGACCTGCGATGAAACCACGGCGTCTGCTGTTCTGGCGGACGACGA